GAAAGAGAAGCAGCAAATGGATTGGGTAAATTACATTTATGTAATAACAACTCAAATAACAATGATTCGGCTGATTTATCAGATGCAGCATTAACAATAACACAAGATAAAAAAATTGGCTTAGGCACTGTTTCTCCTCAAAGTAATTTACACATATCTACAAGCACCACAAATGCGCCAATCAGATTACAAAATAATAATGGTAGTGGTTCAACAGCAAATATCGTATTGCAAACAGATTCACAAGGAATTGCAAATGATGGTTTTGGTATATATGATGTTACTAATGCAGCTTATAATCTAACTTTGCAAAGATTTTCAACAGGTTCTGCAAATTCAACAAGAATGAATATTGGACCATATGTTTCAGGTGTAAAAAATGTTGAAGCATGGCTAGTAGGTGTTGATGAGAATCACTCAATTAAATTTAGAGTTGCAGGTCAAAATAAAACATATTATTACAGTTATGCTGGTGATGGTGTTGATAAAGGTCATAATTTTTATACTGGTGGAGTAGTTGCTAATCAAAGTTTAAGGTTTGGTATATCAAATGATAGAATTATTGCTTTAACAAATCTAGGTGTTGGGGTGACAAACCCAATATATAAACTTCAAGTAAATGGAACTGTTTATTTCAATGAAACACTTTATGTTAATGGTGCAACTACAATAGATGCTGACTTAACAATTAGTGAAGCAAATGGTGAAATAAA